GAGTGTTCGCCTATAAGTTCACTACACGCAACACATATAATCTTCTGAATCTGCTTGTTACCGAATTTACCTCTTTCCAAAGAATTGTTCACCAATGCTTCTTGTGGAAAGTTCCATATAATCTATGGTATCCAAAATTATCTTCTTAACAATGTCCTTTTTCTCTTTCGGAATCCAGTCCTCATGCAGTAACTCTACCAAGTCGTGCAGGAAACCAGAAGTTCCACCTAATGCACTCATGTCCACTTCTCCAAAGTAGTTGTATCATATTGATTCTTTTCTGCCTCAAGTTTTTGCTTTCCGAAGAAGTTAACCTTTGCGTCATTGTACACATAAAGTAAAATCATTATAATTCCTGCTGGAAGGAATACTCCAAGCATTATAAATGAAAATATAAGATACCAGTTCACCATTTTAACCACATGAATGTTTCTCGTATTTATGATCGTGTAATTCCTTCTTGTTTCTAAATCTCTCGTCACATAAAGGACAAGGTTGACAAGCTCTGTAATTAACCATGTTTAGCCATCTCGATCTTTCTAAAGTTATGCTTAGTTATAAATGTATGCAAATCTGCATCTTTTTTAACTTCAAAACTCAATCCACATTTGTAGCACCTGTATATGAATTTCATTTTTTTCTAGACCTTCTATATTTCTTTAACCATGCAACTGGTGGATCATCAGGATATGACTCTGCTTTCATTTTATAGTCTCCAAAAGTTTTACATATCTCATTATTGTTCCTGCTGAGCAACCAGAAGCCTCTGAAAGAATCCTGAAAGATATATATGGTTGATTACCGTATTTTCTCATTTTTCTATTTCATCTCCTTCTTCATCAACTGTAAAATATTCATATGAAGCCATTACCATCCTTAATTCCTGACCTGTATATGTCTTACCGTCTATGGTAATTAAATCATCGTCTTTTACTTTCAAATGTGTCATTTGGTCACACCACCACATGATCTGCAAGTTGAGTATCCTTTTGATTTTCCATCATTTTCACCATAAGTCCACGTAAACCCTTCTGCAGAGCCACATTTTTTACACGCATCTCTGAATTCAATGCTAGGAGGATCACCAAGAGTAGGCATTATTTTTTCACCCAATCCTCATTATGGCATGAACATCTACAATGATGTTCGCAGTTTATGGCTGCACAGGTAGTACATTTAAGAATCATTCCTAATCTTCTCCAAGTCTTCCAATGCCATTCTATTCAGTTCTTTCACTGACATATCATTTTCCTCACATTCCATTTCCAATGCAATGTTCTTATTAAACGCTGTTGTTGAATCGTTGATCTCAATCTTTATTTTGTTCACATCAATTCCTCATCTATCATATCATATACTTCCTCATCTATTTCACCGTCTTTAATCTTATAGCCCTTTGGCTTTTTCTTTTTATACTTCTCAAGGTGGCAACCACTAGAAATCTTAATACCTTTCATGGTATATAATCATTACTCTCTTTTATAAATCTATCTGCCCTAAAATTCGGCTGCCTTCGGCAGCCTCAAGCTAAGTCTTTATCGTCAGCGAGACGGTCTGTCTCCTCACGAATCTTGTCTTCAGCGAGGAAATTGAGTTTCCAAAACGTACTGCGATCAACCCTAGGTATCTTATGAGGATCTTTCTTACCGAATACAAGCGTAAACCAATTAAGAATGGTATTATAATCGCTTATTTCTAATTCGACCATGTTTAAACCATGTTTTAGCAGTAATAAATATTGCCCAGCTAGGTCGTCACTCTAGTCCTCCCTTTCGAGTTAGTCTAATCAGGTATGCAAACTCACACCACTAGGCATATAACAATATTTATAAGGTTATTTATTCTTTATGTGATATGGCATTAGGCAGAAAAGAAGAGAAGGTTGTAAAAAAGAGTTGCTCCTGCGTTAAAAACGAAGGAAGAGACGTATATTGCTTAGAGCATGGTGACCAGAGGTATAGGACAGGTCAGGAGTCCATACCGTAACAAAAATTTTACATATTTTGACAAAGTTTATAAATCAGTGTATTGAGTAACTTATATGGGATTTACTGACACCATAAAAGGTGTATTTGGCTTTAAGACTAAGGGCTTCACTGAAACAACTGCTAGACCTAGCATAGCACAGCCATACTTCTCTACAGATACTGGTGCTAAACTACCTATATTCCCATTCCCACTCATAATGATTTATGAGTTGGCAGATAACATAGACGCTATTAGGATACCTATTGAAACACTTAACAGAGAATTGTTTAAAAATGGATTTGAGGTTGTTGAAAGGTTTAAATACAAATGTCAGGAGTGTAGTAAGGAATTTGACTATAAACCAATTAAAGTTGAAGAAGGAGAAGAGTCAAGTGAACTGACTACAAAGGCAAATGATAATATGGAATGCGATACTTGTGGAAGTGTTGATATTGTAAGACCAGAACCAAGAAACAGAAAAATACTCGAAAAACTGATTCATGATCCAGTAAACGGAAACGGACAGACTATTGAAGACGTTTCAAGGATGTTAGAACGTGATTTAGAGATTGCAGACAATGCATATATGTTATTATTAAAAAATTATTGGGTAGATGATACTACAGGAAAGATTGACCATGAAAAGACCGAAATTAAGGAAGTATTAAGAATTGATCCACCTCAAGTCGCTATGATAGCCGATTCAGACGGTAGAATTGGTTTTGACGACAAAAGGAACAAAGTTTGGGTTTGTCCACGCTTTGAACACCGAGATAAGCGATTATTAAGTCCAACTTGCGATAGATGTGGTGCAGAAGGCATAAAAGCGATAATTGAAGTCAATTCAGTCTATTCTTTGGGTATTCCACAACCAAAAAGAGTTATTTACGGTGAAGGCGAAGTTATTTGGAAGGCAGGTAAGTACAGACCAGCATTAGTCTATGGATACTCGCCAATTTACGCAATATGGTCTAAAGCAATGTCTTTATCACATATGGATGAATATATCAGAAAATACTTCGATAAAATGAGACCTCCAAGAGGTATGTTAGTAATTGCGTCTCGTAATTACGAAACATTTAGAAAATCATGGGATATGCTGGAACAAAAGGCTACAGAAGATCCATACATGATACACCCACTTTTAGTCGAACAGGAGAAGGGTGGTAAGAATTTAGCACAATGGTTAGACTTTACAGGCTCATTAAAGGAATTAGAGTTTATTGCAGTAAGACAGGAGTTAAGACAGATTATAGGTGCAATATATGGCGTGTTACCTCTTTACTACGGAGAAATGCCTTCTGGATGGTCACAGGAAGGATTACAGGTTACAATAACCAATAGGGCAGTGAAATGGGGGCAGGACATATTATACAAGTCATTTTTCAGGAGATTGAGTACAGTTTTGGGAGTTGAGGATTGGGATTTGAAATTATCAGAAGCAGAAGAGACAGACGAACTAATGCACTTACAAATACAAGGAACTGAGATTGAAAACATGACAGCACTCGCTGCGTTAGGATTTGAGATTACAAGGTCACATACTGGTGAATTCAAGGTTTCAAAAGATCCAGTAATGGGAATGAGAGAAATGATGGAAATGGGGCAAGGAGGAACAGACGGAAGAGGAAAAGACGGAATTGCAGCACCCAAAGAAGAGAGACAGAGTATGCAGGGCGAACCGAAAAACAGAAGACCTTCAGACATTGGAGGTATAGCACAAGGCAGTCCATCCAGTGGTAAGGGAACTTCCATGAGTAAGAAGAATTATCCAGACGGTATTACACCTATTAATTTTCAAGTAGTTAAAAACACGTTACAGAGTGCAGTAGATCATGGATGGAAAAAGACAAAGACTGTAGAGCAATTAAGAAAGTATGGTAGTATGACCGTAAGACAGGCTAGGGAAATAGTTAAAAAGGAGTTTGAGTCAGTAAGGAGGTGGGAAAATGAAGAAGAAGGAGACAGTAAAGCACCAGCATAAAGAAATTACAAAGGCTACTGTACAAGTAAAGGCAGTACCTACAACTGAACATAAACTAGAAGTTAAGGCTAAAATTGTTGAGGTAAAAAAACCAAGCAATGTATACAATGCAGACTACAAACTAATAGATGATACAATAGAAAACATCAAAAAGGAATGTAGAAAGGTATGTACAAGTGATTACGCTGCAAATAATGTGTATATAATTCTGCAATTGGCTTTGAAGAAAGTTACACTGGCAGAAGCGTAATGGCAACAAAATTAAACGTAGATACTGGTGGATTAGGTATTGGTAAGAAGCTTTGGGAAAAGCACCAAGCTGACGAGTTTACACACGTAGATAATTACAAGGAAGCCATATGTATAAACTGTTTTACTAAAGATGCTTCATCTGCTACTATAGCAGACATATGTGGTGAATGTGCTGGTAAGCGTGGTAGAGAGCCATTACTTGCTACAATATCGCAAAAACTGTATGGTTTGTGCTATTTTTGTGGACAATACAAATTTCAGATAGAACAGATAAATGCTAGATTCTGTAGAAGCTGTCACAGAAAAATAGCCAATGTTACTAAAGAATACAATAAAAAAGGTGGTATGTTAGGTGCTGATCCATTCTGGTTAAGCATGAAGAAGAAACATGGAAAAGATTGGAGACATACTTTTAATGATCCAACAACATCAATTAGACGCTGATACTTGACTTTTTGTTGGAAAATCTTTGTGACTTGGTTTTAAGTTTATTTTTGTCACTTTAGGTTTTAAAATAATGTTTATCCTATCCATAACCGTATCATAGTAATTTATCTGATTTTCTGCCTTTACTTTTGGATTTGCATCATATCCATAATATCTGTCGACTCTAAACTCTAAAAGTGATTTTCTAAGAGTTTTTGGCATTATTTTTATTTTCATACTGTTTTTATCGAATTTAATATTCTTTTTTTGTAATTGTATTTCTTTACCATCTTTATACTGTAATAAATCGTGTTCTCCGTTTCTAAAGTGAACAATAGACCTTTCCATTCTAGGTCTTTCTTTTTGTTTTGAAGATTCGGTAACCACCCATAAATGATTCTCTTTGCCATCTAAAGACAAATACATTGCTGTTACAGGAGAATGATGAATTTTTTCATTTACTCTATCTTTATACATCTTCAAGTATTCTTCTTCTGTTTCATACACATAGAATGCTGTGCCCATTATAATAGATTGATAAACCTTATTAATAACTGTTTGTATTTGCAGTTATGGAAGAACACATTAAATGTTCTTGTGGATCTAAGAAATATGGATACGAGTCTCCAGAAATAGGATACATATATGTATGCTATAAATGTGGCAAGTATTCAGGTAAGGGTGTTCACCCAATGCTATTGGAACTAACAACATCAGATCCTACACTACTCATGTATATGATAGAGTCAGGTATGCTTAAAAAAATTGAAGGGAAGGAAGATAAATTCGACTATGGAAAATAATACTTTTATACTTTTCCGATACGTTAAAATATGGAAGAAATATTTCCCAATTTTGGCTATGAAGTCATACTTATAGTCATAGGTATATTTTTGTCTGGTCTAGCAGCAAGTTTTATTGGCAGACTCAAAAAGAGGCAGGACTGTCTAGAAAAGATACAAAAAAACGTAGAAGAGTTGAACAAGAGGTCTTATCGCATAGAAAAGACCATCATTATACTTGCAAAATTACAAGAGGATACTATATCAAAAACCCACCCTGAACTCAAGACTGAGTGGGAAGAGATTGTGAAGGAATTATTAGACACAGATTACCCATCAAAGATCTGAGAATCTTTATATAATTGGCATTTCTAGCTGATCCTATGGTAGATCCAACACTATTAACAGTAGGAGCTGCAGTAATAGGTGCAGGACTTAACACCGTAAGGGGTTATCTGCATTCAGAGGGAGACTCTTATTCTGCAAAGAAACTAGCAGGAGCATTAATCATATCTACATTTGCTGCAATAGCAGTAGCACAAACTATAGCTGTTGACTCAGTGGGTTTGGTAGGATTGGCTCTGATAGGACTTTCAACAGGATTCGCAGCAGACTTTGCTATTACTAAGGCAAAAAAAGACTAGATAAGGCAGGTATTCTATTAAAACTACCTTTACTTCTTTTTTCAAAATATTTATATGCTATTGCATTATGCTGTATATATGAGTGATGAGGTTTTCTTTAACAAGATGGTCACGAAAGGCTTAGAGCCTATAGAGTCAGATGGAAGATTTTTCGAGGGATATTTGACAGTTCAAGTTAAGGATAAACAGGGAGAAGTTACAATAGTAGACGAGTTATACAAAGTATTGCCAATATGGATGGATAGGGGAGCACCTATCACAGATACGCATTCAAACAGGGTAATAGGAAAGGGTATTAATTTTGCTAGGTCTGATTATACAGATGCTAACGGTGATATATACCCAGCAATCAAGGTTACAGGAAAAATATACAAAGATTATGAGTTAGACAATGAGATATGGAGAAAGATTAAATCAGGTGAGTACAAGGGATTAAGTTTCGGTGGTTCTACCAAGACAGACAGAGAACCAATGAGAATGAAAGATGGTTCAATAGCATATTCACTATCCAAACTGGAACACTATGAAGTTGCAGTATGTAAAGATCCAGCAGTTCCATTAGCAGTTATTACAGATGTAAATCCAATAGCAAAGGCTAACATGAATTGTGACCATACAGGTTGTTATGTTACAAAGCCAATTCTAGGTGAGCCTAACTTTGAGGCAGCAACAAGAAAGGTAATGGAAGAGTCTAACGTACCAAGAAAGAATGCAAAGAGAATAGTGGGAGCAGCAGAGAATAAGAAAGCAGTAATATGCAAAGATTGTGGATTACCAAAGAAGATAATAAAAGGTAATAATATAAAACCAATGACTTGTCCTCATTGTGGAGAAAGCACTCAAAATGATAAAGGTGATTTCCCTAAGTATGGTCATATTAATCGACAAATTAGACATGATCCTGCCAGTGGTAAATATTCTATAGATGAAGATTCACCAGAATGGGATACATTTTCAGATTATAAAGATAACCCACATGGAATGAGAGTTCCTGAAGGGAATGATCTTGTAGATGTAGAGCCTCATGTACATCATTATGCACATCAAGTACACCAAGGTCACACTCCAAAAATAAAACATCCAGCTCACAAAAGACGTTTAACAGATAGAAAAGAGCAGATGGAAGCACATTTTTCAGGAGCTAATAAAGGAAGAACATCAAGAAATAGAAAGAGAAGACAAGCTAAAGAAGCAAAGGTAACAGCAGGTATGAAAGGAACATTTAAGTCAATCGTAGATACGAACAAAATATTAGGGAAATTTCAAGGTAATGCAATATCACTCGCTAGAATATTAGATAAAGGAAAAAGGAGAGGTGACAGAACATCTCCAAGTGAAAGATTTCATTTCCAGACATGGACTACATCTGGTAGAAAGAAAGACAAGCCAAGAAAAGGTGCAAAGGGTGGAAATGAAAAGAAGAACCGTAAACTAATGGAAACAATGAGTCCTGAAGTGAAGCTTAACTATCAGAGAAATATGGAAGCAATGGCAGCAGCAGGAAAAGATAAGAAAAGTAAAAAAAAAATTAAAAAAGTTGGATCATCATTACCTGAATCAGGGATAGATCCAAATCAGGCTAATCAAGGAGCAGGATTTGGAATGAGAAACCAAACACCACCAAAGAGAAAGATGGAGGCAAAGTTAGGAGATGGTACATATGACTACAGTAGTTAAAGACGTAGGGAAATGTACGGTTTGTGGAAAACATAAAGATCCAGCAGAAATGGTGAATCCACTAGCACAGAAATTTGGAATATGTGACCAATGTTTTATGCATAGACAGAGAGATTGGGAAGATAGAAATCCTGACACCGAAAGAGAAAACTTGAAATTTAAAGCAGAATGTTCTGGAGTAGGCTGTAAAGCAGAAGGAAAAATACCACTAACCGTTTCGTTAGATACTGGAGATGTAGGAAAGATAAAAGTATGTCCAGAATGTCATAAAAAAATTCTAGAGCACGATGCAATAAGAAGGCATATGGAAGCAAATGATCCTCATAAACTTTCTGAATCACAAAGAGATGAAATGAAAGCAGTAATGGCAGTATCATCACCAGAACAGGGTAAAACCTGTAACTGTAATCAGGGTGATCATTCAAATGCAAACGGTGATCAGCATGGTATGTACAACCAAGAAGGAGGAAGGGCTAACTGGCAAGGTCAAGGACTTCCACAGCCATCAAAAACTTGTGAGTGTGATGAGAAACCAGCAGAGGCTGATAAAGTTCCCAATGCAGACGCAAGGATAAGCGATAAGGAAATGAAAGAAGATAAGAAGAAATTTCTTAATTATTCAGATGAAGAGATAGTAGAAGTAGATGGAAAAACTACCAAGAGGAAGAAAAAGAAAATAAAGAAGATGACACCAGCACAGTTAGAGGCAAGAAAGAAAAAGAAACCATATAGACATTCAGACTTGAGAAGAAGAAAGTATAGAGAAAAGAAGACATTGTATATATCTGACTTGGATGATGAAGGTAAACCAAGAACACTTGGTAGGAATGCTGCATTAGTTCATGGACAAAAAGTAGGGCATAAAAGAAGAAAACAAATAAAGGAAAGAAAAATAAGAGAAGGTATGGAAGCATTAGACAAAAAAATAAAGGCACTTGCAAATATAATAAAGAGAAATAAAAAACATAAACCAGAATTATTTATAGGCGACTTGGATGAGGAAGGCAAAGTGACAGATGCAACCAGACAATACAACATAAGGCAAGCAAAAAGACGTAGAAGAAAATTGCCACCAAGAACTGTACACGAACATGATAGTAAGCGTCATAAATACAGAGTTAGAACAGGTATGGAAGGACTAGATAAAAAACTAAAGGCACTTGAAGATATACTAAAGAAGAGAAAGACAAGAAGAGGAGGAAGAAGAGGAGCAACCAGAGGACATTTCTCAGGAAAATGGAGGAAGACGTTAACACCACAACAAACAAAAGAAACAACCACTCCAAAAGATAACGCTGCAACAGCAGAGAATAGAGCAATAGCAGCAAAGTTAGGATTCTTAAAACAAACACCTGAAAAGAAGATATTACCAAAAGAGTTAGGTAAACCTTCACAAACTGCAACACCTACAGGAAAAAAACAATTTAGGAAGCCAAAAAGAAGAGGTAGAGCAAATACTACAGGAGCAATTACAGCAGAACAGGGAGCTGCAGATAC